TGGAGTGCCGTCGCACCCGCTGCTGCCCTGCCGCCGTTGCGGCGTCGTGAGCGCTTTCCATCTTGCTCTCACCCGTTCAATCTCGTTCCCACCCCGGCTGATCCGATCCACACCACCAATCTCGTTCCCACCCCGACGACTGCAAAGCTTCCCGATTTCCCTCAGGCAGACGGTTTTGCAGCTGGCCCAGGTGAAAAGAATTAGCGCGCACTCCATAAAAGTATTGATTTGGATTCCTGATTTTTGTATATTATTTGACTTGAAACATGGCGGTGTAGCTCAGCTGGTAGAGCAGTGGAATCATAATCCATAGGTCGGGGGTTCAAATCCCTCCGCCGCTACCCATAAGTATAATAAAAAGGCCAGTTAGATCAAATTCTAACTGGCCTTTTTGTTTGCAAAAACAGGCTATTTTAGCCACTTTTTGTCAATCATCACATAAAAATCACATAAAATATTGTCTCAAATTCACGGCTGCAGGGAAGCACTTATTTCTCCTATGGAGCAATTAGGTCAAGTCAGAAATTTATATCAGCCAAATCCTGGCTTACATCGTCAAGGTCTACATGCTCGTATCGTTTCGTCGTGTTCACACTTTGATGACGCGCCGCCTTCTGGGCAAGAAACAGGTTTTTTGTCTCTTTCAGAATTCTTGTCACATACGTATGGCGCATGATGTGAACCGGTGAACTCTTTCCTTCCAATCCTGCCTTTTTAAGCGCCCGCCTGAACATCCTTGAAATGGCATCGACATGATAGGGTGCAATCCTTTCCTCCGGCGCCATTTCCGGGACATGCCATTGAATTAAGATTTGTTCGAGTTCTGGGTGAAGTGGAAAAGCAACATTCAATTCGCGGTTTTTCGTCTTGGGGATTCGCATCAGCTTTCCCTCAAAATCGATGTCACTACGTTTGATCTGGACCACCTCAGAGCGCCTCATGCCGGTATATCTGAAAACCTGAAATACAAGCCGGATCCTGGTTTTCGGCAAGGCTTCATAGTATGCCTCCAATTCCTTGCGATTGAGCGCTTGCTCTTTGCTGGGAGAAGCGGGAAGAAAGTCCACTTTTTCGAAAACTTCATGAGAGATGAATTCCTTTTTCCTCGCCCAATTAAAGATCACCCTTAAATTGATGAGCTCTTTATTGACACCTCTTCGAATCTTTTGGATTTGATCTTGATCAAGATCCCCTCGTTGCGTTGCGGTTGTGAGCCTTTTTTCCAGGAGCCAATCGCGATACTTCTGGACAACATTGTGGTCGATCTGCGATATGGGAGTTTCAGGATCAATGTACTCCTTGAATGATTTAAGTGCGAACAGATTTCGGCGGAGATCGATCTCCATCTGCCGCTTTTGGGCATAGACCTCGGTGAACAAATTTAGAGTCAAGGTGGAGAAAGTAATTGGAGGTGGATTTGATGCCGCATCAAGCTCTCTCGCTATCTGCCTTGCATCAGCATAGGAGTGCTCTGGGCCTAGGTAGTGGGTAAAACGCTTTCCATTTTTGTAACACTGAATCTGAAATGCTGTTCCGGATTTCAGTTTAATTTTGCGGATGTGGGCCAAAATGCTAACACCCTATATAGTCATTTACAATCCAGAATATTGACTGATCGTGAATTATATTCTTAATGTGTGGAATCTATTTTTTGCTCACTATATTGCGCCCTATATTCCTCGATTATCTAGATCAGACTCTATGGGCTTGCCGTCATTAAGGCGTCTAAGACGAGTTGTCTGCGCTTCTAATCCATCCCGTAGTATAAATAATAAACTTTCTGCATCTCCTTTTTTGAAGTGAAAGTCGAATCCAGTTGTGCATTTGCAATAATGCAGTTCGATGGTGTTAAGTACAGCAGCGATAGCGTCCAATGCTTTATCAATATTGTTGCGTCCCGCTGGTTCCAGAGGTATTGCAGATTGTTCGGTTGTCATAAGTTTAAGATCAAAGTGTGCAATTTTACGATTCCTCCAATCTCGTGCAAAAGCAGATTTGTCACGTGCTATGTCAATTAATTTAATGGTTTTAGCAGTGAGTTCTGCATCATCTAACAATTTATGAAGGTGGCAGATGGATAGATTATCATGCCCGCAGGATTTTTCCTTATCAGTTAGTTTTGCGATATGAAGAAGCACATCTTCCCAAACTACAATTTCGACCATATAGAAGAAAAAGCTTGCAGTGCTGTTAATGAGTTCGAGACGACTGGAGCTTGTCGAAAATAATTGCGTGTATTGCCTCCATTTAATGTTAAGCCAGGCAAGTTCATTAAAAAGTGAGTAAAATACTGGTCCAAGATTCAAACCCATTGTTTCACAATATCTATGTTCTATTTCGCTTGCAGTGAGATAGGCCATTGCAGATTCTCGGTCTTTAACGTCTTTTCAGCGATTAGAAAAAAGCTACATTATGTAACGGAATAATATAGGAATCTTGGATGTGAAGTTATAGTTTTGTAGCTACAATTACATTCTCATCCTGCGCAAATCAATACGCACGAAGTATTATAATTTCTTTATGCACTCCACCGCCCGGAAGCAGTTGATAAGGCTTTCCTTGCCCACCAGCTGCGGCGGCTCCTCGCCTGAGGTGCTTTGCAAAATGATGTGCTTATTCTGGATATATACTTTCCGCACCAAAACCCGCCCCGCCACAATCATTCCCGCTACATTTCCGGCTTCAATTTTCTCATCAGCGTCAAAAACAAGAATGCTACCTTGAGGGCATAGTGGTTCGAGCGTTCCATCGGGCATCTGGAATGCGAACACGTTGTCACCTCCGTGATGCGTAACTATAGTGCCAATCTGATTATTAAGAACAAACGTCTTAAAAGATTTCCTGGACGGAGGGAAGGCCTTTAAAAGGAAAATACGATGCAATTTCTGTGCCTCGCGTGGATCGACGTTCAGTGCCTTGAAGATCTCCAGGTCCTTTTCGGTGAATTTGACCTCCTGGGACAATGAAATGTTTTCATGCAGAAGATCGGCCGAAAAACGGTCCTTGATCAGGACCAGGAAATCATCCCGCATCAAGTCGGAGATGGAATAGCCAACCAGGCCGGCCACCTTGTCGAGTTTGGCGCTGCTGGTGTTGCGTTTACCGTTAATCAGCAGGGAGAGATGCCCCAGGGTGATGCCCAGGTGCGTGCAGATTTCCTGCCTTGATGTATGTCCCAGTTTAATAAGAAGATTGACGTTGTCCCAGAATTTCATAGTTCTCCCAGATCACAAGTGTCAAAATAAATTAAAAAAATACTTGACAATACTAGCAGTAAAAGGTATATTCAATCAAATACAATAGACCACGAGTAACAAAAACGTTATTATGAGCCACGCAAGCATAAAAAACATCATTTACAGCCAGGGCTACACCCTGTCCCAGATGGCCGCGAGGCTTGAAGTCAGCGCAGGTTTTCTCTCCATGGTCTTGAGCGGAAAACGCAGGCTCAATCTCGACCGTTTCTTTAAACTGTGCGAAATCCTGAACCAGCAACCGGACACGCTTTACAAGGAATTGAAAACAGGACTCTAAACACCCCCTAAGAAAATAAAAAAAATCCGGCCCGCCCGCCGACCAAGCAAGTCGGGCCGGATCACACGACCAATGAGAAAGCGAAATCCCATAGGGCTTTTTGCTTTTTCACGGCCTTTTTTAATATACAAAATATTTCACCCGAGGTCAAGAATTACCGTTTGTAAATTTTACAAAACTGAAATTCGCAATTACAATACTGGGAGGTCCTGATGAAACCAAACTCGGAGGAGGCTGGAAGGATGTGGCGCGAAAACCAACAGCTCCTGCGCCTTTATTTTGAAAAGTTGATCCAGCTCAACAAACTCGGCAAACTGTCGGTGATCGCCGAGGAGACCAACATGACCGCTGGAGAATTCTATTCAAAGATCAGCATCACCCCACGCACGCCGCTGACGCGGGCGGAGCTGATCAGTCTGGAACACCAACTGTACAAACGGGATCCGCAAGCCTATGGGCAGTACCTGCGGGAATGGCATGGCAATCCATTTATCTGCATCGGGCTGCCGGATCCGGGAGAGGGCGAATGATGAATGACTGGGATGTATTGGTGGAGGCTTGGCACCGGATGTTCGGCAAACGAGATCTGGTGACTAAAGATGAAGCGGCTCAATTCCTTTCATGGAGCACCAGGACCATTGACAGGCGAATTGATGCCGGCTTAATCCGGCCAATATTTATTAGGGGATCCGGCAAGTTCAGAAAGGCCGGTCCCAAAATACGGGAAAGCATCAGGGAGTGGGAAGTGCGGATTCCGAAGCAAGAGGTGCTAAAACAATTCATCCTTATGGAGGAAATGGGAGGTGAGAGACGTGCGAGAAGATGCGCTGACGTGCGAGCATTGCAGCAGGGAGCTTGAACAACATCCGCTGTTAAAGGAAACCTGGACCTGCCGGCAATGCGAAATTGACTATGACGAGGAGGGGCGTAGAATAAGCTGGCCGGAGATATCCGACGAGCCGGTTAAGGGTCAAACGAGGGCGGTATGAAGCATAGAAAAGTCACATCGGCAATTGCCAATCGGATGCTGATGCTTAAAAAAGAGGGCTATACGCACAAGTATATCGCGAAGGATGTCGGCCTGAGCGATGGCTACATCAGCGACCTTTTCCGCCAACGCTTTTTACTTGAACAAATGCAGGAGAAGCTCAATACGGCAAATCAGTCACACCCTGGGCACTGGCCTTGCATGATTCCGAAAAGAGAGTGGCCCCGCTGTCTGCATGGAGAGCATTGCTACTTATCAGACCGCTGTGGGGCTTGGGCAAATTCAAATCACAAAGGAGAACCGTCATGTGGCGCTTAACTGTGATTCAATTCCTGACAATGTTGGACGGGATTTGGGCGTTCTGCCGCATAACGTCTGTGAGCGATCAAATGGAGGTGCAATATGGCTTACGTCAATAAGAATGAGATGTCAACCGAGGAATGGCTTGCCCAGCGTCAAAGCTATCTTGGCGCGTCTGAAACGGCGGCTGTCCTCGGGTTGGACCACTACCGGACCCCGCTGGATGTTTATCGCGAAAAGAAAGGGCTAAAGGAGCCAGAGCCAGCAGGAGCAAGAGCGGAAGCCGGTTTGAGGGCCGAGCAGATGATCGCCGATTGGATCGGTGATATGTTCAACCTCAAGATCCAGCGGGACAACAAGATCAGAATACATCCCACCCTGCCATTCTGGCGGTGCAACCTCGACCGCGTCATCGTCGGCCAGCCGAACGGAACAGCCGTCCTCGAAATCAAAACTACCTCACTCGAAAACCTGCGGCGCTGGAATATCCAGAGCGAAGAACTGAACCCCACTTTTGTGCATCACTGGATCCAGGTCCAATGCCAACTCGCCATCACCGGCTACAAGTGGGCGGCGATCGGAGTCATGCCTGCCGATACCTACCAGGGTTTTGGGCAACCCGAGTTGATTCCTATCCAACCTGACCGTGAATTCATCCGAATGATGACCGCTAAAGTTCGTGCGTTCTGGCAGGATCATATTGAAAAGGACATCCCGCCTGAACCGGCCACTGAGGATGATCTGAAAATCCTTTATCCTCGGAGCGAAATCAAGACCCTGGCCGTGGACGAAACCACCCTGCAACTGATCATGCGGGTCGCTCGGCTCCGGGCGGCGAAGAAAAAGATCAGCGACAATCTTGATGCCAAAGAGTTATCCCTCAAAATGCTTCTGAAAGATTACGAAGCCGCCGCTTACAGCGACGAGGTCGTCTGCACCTACAAATCGGCCAAAGAGAAAGAGGTCTTCCTTGAAGATAAATTCAAAGAGGAGTACCCCGAAGAAGCCGCGCACTGTGTCAAGAATGTGCTGGATGAAGAATTGGCCAAAGCCAACTATCCAGACTTATACAGGGCTTGCCTCGACAAGAAACCTGGGGCAAGGTCCTTATTGCTCAAATTCAAACTGTGAGGAGGTAACAAATGGGAATGCCGGAAACAATCAAGAACAAGCTCAGAGCGCCGGATGAAAAGCCGAACGCCCCTGCATTGGACCCTAACGGCAAAAAGGGTAAAAGCCCGATACCGGTGACGATGGCCGGACTTGACAGCCACAAGATCACGGGCGTTCTGAAACTCTACGAACCGATGTTCGCCACAGCCCTGATGGGAGCGATCCCGCCGGAGCGGATGATTCAGGTCACCACCTCTATCATTGCCGAAAACGACGCACTGAAAGCCTGTTCAACGAAAAGCATCATCGGTGCAGTCCTGAGCGCTTCGATCATCGGGCTCGACCCAACCCCTGAACTGGGGCTGGTTTACTTCATCCCCCGCAAGTCGAAATGCTGTCTGGAAATCGGTTACATGGGGTGGCTGAACCTCATGTACCGCAACCCGAACATCAGCCACATCTATGCTTACTGTGTTCGGGAAAACGATCAGTTTGAGGTTCGGCTCGGCCTTGAACCGAGAATCGATCACGTCCCGAATCTCGACAAACCGGGACCTCTGAAATACGTCTACGCGGTCGCTCAATTGAGCAACGGTCAACAGGTCTTCCGCTACCTCAATCAGGATCAGGTGGAAGCACGGCGAAACAGGAGCGAGGCCAAAGACAGCAAATACAGCCCGTGGAACGACAAAGTGCTGGTCGAGGAGATGTGGGGCAAAACGGCAATCAAGGTCCTTCGCAAGTTTGTCCCGATCACCCTCGAAAGCCGCGTCGCTACAGCAATGGCTGTTGACGGGCAGAGCGTCATGCCCGAAGCTATCGACCTCGACAAGAAAACAGTGAAAGTGACCGAAAGCGATATCTCGGAAGCCACTGTAATCAACGAGACACAAACCGCAAACGGCAGCACACCGAAAACCAACGGCCAAACTGAACCCCCACCCAACGAACCGCCCACTGCTGAAAAATCCGCGCACAGGGAGAGATTCCTCAAGGCACTTGAGGTCCATCGGAAAAAGATCTCCGGACTGAAAGGCGAGAGCTATTGGAAAGACTTGCCAGGGCGGTTTGGCTATGAATCCTTCGAGGAAGTAGAGGAAGCGGGCGAGGAACAGTGCCTGATCGACCTCTCTGCAATCTCTCGGGATCTGCAAAAGGCGGCAGCTCAAAACGGTGGAAAAACCGAACAGGGGAGCCTGCTTTAAATGGCAACTCTAATTTCCTGCAGGGAAAAGTGCGAACATCGGCGGCAATGCACCGCAAAGTGCTACATGGCAAAAGGGTTAAAATGCACCTGCATTTGCGGCGGCAGAAATCACGGTGTTGGATCTGAAAGAGCCGCCCAAAATGTTCAGGCCCTCTCCGTGGAATGGCTCAATGAATTGGAGGCTATTGCCAATCGGCAGGAAATCGCGCGGCTTAAAGCCGCTGCAAGTCAGCTGAGTTTGGAACTCTATTAAGGGAGGCCGCCGGAATTAGCACTTAATTCCAGCCCCGCCCGATTCTGGCGGCTTCCAAAACCTTTGGGAGGTGGGTCGTGAAAACAGTAACTGACAAAGGTCCTTATTGCAGGAATGGCAACTGCGGATGGGTGGCGATTCTTTCCCTGCTCCCGCTTTTAGCCCTGCACGGATTTTCCGTCAAAAGAGCCGTGGCCGACTATCAGGCCAATCATGCCCAGCACTACAGATGCCCCTACGCCGGCAAAACCGGATCGTGTTCTCAGCTGTTGTTGGACCAGGGGCCGGTCACGGTGCTCAGAAAGTGCAAATCTCTGAGGGCTGCTCAGGAATAGGGGGCCAAAATGTTCCTGACCGAAAAACATAAAAAAGAGCTGGCGCGGCTTGACACGGTTCTTCTGGAAATCGGCTATGAGCTGCTCAGAATGGCGGATAGCGAAGAAATGAAAAGAGAAATCAAAGACATCATGGCCCTCTTTCAATCCAATGAGGCAGTGAAATGAAAATGGATTGGCTACGACTTTGGCATGAAATGCCGATAGACCCAAAATGGCGTGTTGTTTCGCGTAGATCCGGTCGGCCTGCAAGCGAAATCATCGCTGTTTATACAATGATGCTCGTCAACGCCAGCCAATCCGAGGAGCGGGGGACCCTTGAGAATTGGGACGATGAGGATGTTGCCGCCGCCCTCGACATGGAAACCGAACACGTCCTGGCTATTCGTGAGGCAATGCAGGGCAAGGTACTCGATGGCCAGCATTTGGCGGGATGGGAAAAACGGCAGCCTTCACGCGAAGATGAGGGCCGATATGAAAGGGTGAAACGTCACAGGGAAAAAGCGGCTTCAGAGAATCCGGAAAACAATCCTGAAACACCGGACGAACCACTGAAACGCGATGAAACGGATGATGATACTGTGAAACGCGATGAAACGCATGGAAACGCATTGAAACGCACAGAAACGCCCAGAAACGCTTTGAAACGCGATGAAACGACAGATAAGATAAGATTAGAGAAGAGAAGAAAAGACCAGGAACATATAATCCCGGCCCAGGAGCGAGAGCAGGACAAACCCATTGCACTTATCGACCAGCAGTACATTCCACTGTTCCGCCAAATTGCGAGTGTTTTCCATGAGGAGGACCTTCCCCCTACATCCAAGCGAATCAACACTTTAAAAAAAGCAATGAAGCTGAACCATGTCGGCGGCTTTGACCGCATTCTGGAGGCGGCCAGCAATCTGGCCAGCTCGCTATCGCCGCCAGGCATGAAAAGATACGACTGGTTACTTCACGGGTTTGACTTCGAGGAGCATATCACGGAGTTTTTGACCAGGAAAAACAACGGCAAGCCAAAGCCGCGAAAATATGCCGCAGTACCTGATGATTGGAGGCCAGAAGATGCAGTCGTCGCAACTACCCAATAACGACTATGCTGAGATGATCACGGTTGGCTGTTTGCTTGAGGGATACGCTCCCGACATGATTTTGGCTGAATTGGTGCCAGAAGATTTTTATGGCGCGGCCAATCGGATTATTTTCTCCACTTGCAGGGACATCGCCGCGAGCGGTGCACCCATAGGTTTATTTAGCATTGTGGACCGTTTGCGCAACAACGGGAACCTTGAGAAAATTGGCGGAGAGGCGTATCTGGCCCGATGTGCAGACCAGGTCATCAGCACAACCCAGGTAGAGGGGGCTGTTTGGGGTGTCCTCGAATCCGCGCTTTTGCGGCACGGCTATCTGGCGACCACCAGAGCGAGCAGAGAATTCACTACCCCAGGGCAGAATGCGACGGAGTTGATTGACGGTCTCCAGAGCGAGCTGCTGAAAATCACCAGCCGGAAAAAGGAAATTGCGGCTACGGCAGCCAAGGCGCTTATGGAGATGGCGGTCAGCGATATCGGCTCATGCAAGGGAAGGCCTGGGCTATCTGGCGTCACGACAGGTTTCAAACAGCTCGACTACTGGACCGCTGGGCTGCAAAAAAGCGAGCTGATTATCCTGGCAGCTCGTCCCTCGATGGGAAAAACAAGCCTGATGCTGAATATCGCGCAGAGTGCTTCTCTGGCAGGGCAGAATGTTTACCTCTTTTCCCTGGAAATGAGTGCCAGACAGCTGGCCTTGCGCATGATATGCTCAGAGGCAGCTGTAAATTCGCACCACGTCCGTACCGGTCGGTTCAACGACGAGGAGCATGAACGGCTCGTAAAAGCGGCCGAAAAACTCGGTCACTGCCAACTCAAAATCAATGACAGGGCCACTGATCTGGCTGAGATTGTGGGCGTAGCGAAACGGGAAGCAGAGGATGGAAAGCTGGACCTGATCTGTATTGACTACCTGCAACTGATGAGTACCCGCTTTGCAAAAAGCGAGACCAGGGACCGCGAAATTGGAACCATCACACGCCAACTCAAAGCCCTGGCAAAAGAGATCGACGTGCCTGTTCTATGTTTGTCCCAGCTATCGCGTGTCAACGAGGCGCAGAAAGCGAGGCGTCCGACGCTGAACGCCCTGCGTGACTCAGGAAATATCGAACAGGACAGTGACACGGTTATTTTCCTTCATTCCGAACAGTATTATGAACGGGAAAACGCAGATAGCGAACAACTCGACGAATGGCAAACCGATATTATGATAGCCAAGCAGCGCAATGGTCCAACTCTGGAAATACCGATGCTTTTCCGGCGTCAGTTTACCCGCTTTTACCCCATCGACGGGATTCATGACAGCAAGGCGGGGAGGGCTCAGGCGGCCGAATGGTATCAAGACTGGTAATCGGACATGATAGAATCCGGCATTCCAGCAGGGAAATACGAGGCAGATATGAAAATTATTGAAAACAGGTTGGTGGAGTTTTTAACCGGTTGCGGGGTGCTCTATGCCGCCTACCACACGAGCCCTCGCACCATAGCAGAGATCTTTATCGCGGTCGGCGGATGCGCCCTCGGAGGTCTTATATTACTCCTGTCTTGGATGCGCGACCAGGAACAGACAGAGATGAGCAAACGGAGGCTTAAATTATGAACCCGCTGGATCAGGCAATCCTGTGGTATCGCGCCTCACATCTGGAAGTCGCCAAAGGAAAAGAAGAAATCGGAGAAATCATCACTTTCCTCGTTGAGCGGGTGCAAAGGCTCCAGGAGCAAGTGAGAGAGCTACGCCAGGCACCGAGAACGCGTCCTCTGAAACGGTCGGCAAAGAAATCGGAGGAAGCCATTCGACGGGCTTTTTCGTGGCATGGAATGAAAGGGCCGCAAACGGCCAAACCGGTTGATGATAAGTCCGAGCAATTAACTGAAGGGCTGGGAGGTCGAGATGGACGCAAGAGAAGTAAGAGACAAACTGCTTGAAATCACCCGTCAGGATTGCGGCCTGACAGACGGAAAACATTACCTGGATATGGGGCGCCTCGGCGAGTGTCCGAGAAAACTGGCCTGGGAGATCGTGCACGGAAATGGTGTGACCGACGACATCAAGACGCGGCTCTATAAAGCAAGACAGATGGAAGCGGACCTGCAGCTGCGGCTCAGCAAGCTGTTCGGTAAAATCTATTCCGGCCCTCGCACGCTATACGGTTGCGATGATGAGGTGGTCGGGCACACCAACGGTGAAATCAGCCCGAACATCCTGGTCAAAATCAAGAGCGTGCCCGATGACGAGGCCCTCCCCAACGGCAGAACGCCCAACAATCACTACTGGACGACGCAAGGGCTGATGCACTTCGGCCATTTCAACAGCTGCATTATCATCTACGAAAGCAGGGCAAGCGGCAGAATCCAGACTTACAGCTACGTCTACGCTCCGGCTATCGGCCGGCAATGCCAAATCAAAGCCGAGATGGTCATCAAGGCCGTTTCAGAGAGCCGGTTGCCCGACTGCCAATGCGGACGGTGCAGAGAAAGGGGCTTCAACTAAAAAAGGCAGGACCGATCCGGAACAGCAGAGGGGATCGGTCAGGCCGGCCGGATGATAGAGCATTGGGCGGATTTCTTCCCCGCTCATGTGAGGTCAAAGATAACCGGTAAAACACTCTACCAAACCGGTCAACCATCCGGCAAGTCATTATCCGAAAGGATAAAGCTCTGATTTTAACAGGGAAGTTGTACGGTGGCGTTATGAAAGACAGTCATGTTTTCATCCTCATTGTGGCGCTGGCCCTTTTATGCTATGGAGGCGCTTTTCTCGCTGGTTATTTCTATGGCAAAGAAGAGGCGGCCGTTTCAATCAATTCAACAGAGGCGCGGATTGATACCGTGCGAATTAAAGTGCCTGCCAAGCCTGAACCGGAGATAAAGCTTAAGAAAATCCCCGCCAGGATGAGGCTCGATACGCTCAAAGTCTATGGCTGCTTGCCAAATCCCGAGGGCTCGAACGGCTACGCGGCGGTCAAAGTCGCTTTTATGGATACAACCATCACAGGCTATGGCAGAGCGGCGGTCGATTACTTTTTCCCTCCAATCAACAAATTCGACTTTCAATGGAAGCCGGATCCGAGGCCGGAAATCACCATCCTCAAAACAGTCTACGTCCCCCAGGTGGTCTATAAACAGCAGTGGTATCAAAAAGAATGGCTATGGTTTACCGCTGGCGCGGCAACAGCACTGATCATCGCGGATCGATTGGGCCGCTGAGGGCTGGGCGATGCGCGGAAGAAAATATCCCAGGATTCACCAGCACACGCCTGGCGAAATGAACCGGCTGGAGAAGGCTTTTGCTGGAGAGCTGGATCTGTGGAAAATAGCCGGCGAGATCCAGGAATACCAGTTTGAATCGGTCAAACTGAAGTTGGCAAAAGGGTGTTTTTATACGCCCGATTTCCTGGTGGTAAAGGACCATATCTGTTTCTATGAGGTCAAGGGCTTTATGCGGGACGACGCTGCTGTCAAGCTAAAGATCGCGGCCAGGATGTTCCCCTGGGCTCAGTTTATCCTGGTTACTCAGGACAGAACAGGCTGGAAGTTCCAAAGCATTGACATTAATTGATGCGGGTTGATAAATTGTGCGCTATACCACAAATAGAGTAATAACAAGCTATTAAGAGTAATTTACTTGCATTCTAAGTATGTTCGGTTTATATATCAAATAGACACAATGAGTTACGCATAATGACAGGAGGCTTAAAATGCGACAGAAATTATTCACAAAGGAAATCGAGAAAAAGCTTAAAGCCCAGTACCCGCTGGGCAGCAGCATGGAGCAGGAAATCCACTGTGTCATCTTTAACCCGTATGGGCGCGGCACCTGGTACATCATGAACCAGGACCCTGAGGATCCCGATTATCTCTGGGCGATCGTGGAGCTTGAGGAGGTGGAGATGGGCTCGGTCTCCAAATCCGAGCTTGAAAACGCCCGCATTCCGCTGGGGCGACTGAGGATGACGTTGGAGCGGGACCTCTACTGGAAACCGAAAACAGCCCGTGAAGTCTGGGCGCATCTGAATCTCAACTGAATCCAACCCAGGGCTGGCGAGGTGGATAACCTCGCTGGCCCTACGGAGGGAACGCAATGATTTATACGAGCTATCTGGCAAAGGCCGGAAAGAACCCCAAAGCAGTGATGATAACGCGGACCGTGCCGAATTACTTCAAAGGTCTGCGCTGCATCGCTCTTGCGCCGCCTAAACATCTCTTCGGGCTGAACGATCCGGATCTTTTCACAGAACGCTACCGCGAGGAGGTCCTCTCCAAACTGGACGCGAAGGAAATTGCGGCGCAATTTGAGGGCATGATTCTGACATGCTACGAAGGGCCAGGCAAATTCTGTCACCGTCAGGTGGTGGCTCAATGGTTACGCGAGGAAGCCGGTGTCGAGGTGCAGGAATGGCAGGGTGAGGGGGGCGACACGACGAAAGGACCAAAAGCCGATATTCCAGAACAACTGGATCTGTTTTAAACTGAGCCCAATCGGGCAGGAGGTAGAAAGTGAGTCTGGCAGAATTGAAAATCAGGTCGGCGAACAAAGAGTTGAGCACCGAACAGGTGATCGCTCAGTTGCCGGAGGCAGCAAAGGAATTCGCTTATGTGGTCGGAGCCTGGGTCTGGATTGAATTTCCTGAAAAGCCCACAGCACAGGTGCGCAGCCAGCTGAACACGCTCGGCTTTAGCTGGAATTCGAGTCGTGGGGTCTGGCAGCACCCCTGCGGTGTTTTCAGGTGCCGGAGTCAGAAATACGACCCCCGCGAGGTCTACGGGATGCATGAGTTGGACGAGAACAAAAACTGAGTGAGGTCCAAAATGGATAGCCAAATCCCCAAAGAGAAAACGGTCGGGGTGTTCACCTATCAAGAGGGCACCATCTCCGGACCCAAAGAGTACATGGAGCAGAAGGGCAATGCGCTGATCAGTAAAATCGAGGATGGCAGAGATCCGATTTTCAACATTACGGCAGACCAAAGCCCCGACCTCATTACCGCCATTCTGGTCCGGCTCCAGACCGACTATGCCGGCTGGATCGGCGTGAAGCGGCTAATTGGCAGCCTGAAGATATCGCCCTGCAGGAATAGGACGCAGCACTGAAATCAAGTCCGCTCAGCGCCAGAATTTTATGGAGCCAAAGTAACATGACACCAGAGCAGAAAAAGTGGGCGGATGAATATTTGGCAAAGCACCCGCACCACATGGTCATCGACAAGGGCAGCTGTTTGGTCATCCTGCCCAAAGACCGGACGGTGAGCGAGGAGTGGATCCGGATGCGCCACGAGAAGGATCTGCTGAACTACGGCGCACCTGATTCACAAGAGGAGGAAGGTGCATTATAAGAAAGCCGCTTGAGCAGCTTGATTTGCGTGGTCGTCTAAGGACAGGACAACTGGCACTCAGCCAGGAGATCGGGGCTCGATACCCCGCCACGCGACCAGATTTGCTGTAAAATAATGAGAAATCGTGTCTATCTATTTAATTCTAAATTGCTAAGAAAGAAAAGACGGAGCTTAAAGACACGCTAAGTTAGAGGAGGTTGAGGGGTCACCCCTTTTTTGACGGATGGCCTAAACCATTATTAATACTACGCAACAAAATGGCTAAAAATGAGAATGGTCAAAATCACTGGGTATTCGACAGAATGAATGACCTTTTTTTATGCCGGTGGAGAAAACATGAACCTCGAAAAGATTTTCTACGGTTCCTCGACATCAGCGCGAAAGAAATTTATGATGCGCTGGCTTGAGGGGAAAAAATTCAAACAGCTTGTATTTCCAGGCTGCGGAGATTTCCAAATCGTCATGGCAGCTAATAAAGTCCTGGGCGCGAAAATTATCGCTTCTGACGTTTCGCTATACTCGGACACCATCGGCTGTTTTATCATAGGAGAGGATCCGCCCGAATTTGAAATCATCGCCGACATCGGATTCGAAATCAACCAGAAAGATCCGGCTGAAATCCTGATGCTCATAAAAGCGATCCAGCTTATGGCAAAAGGAGCCTGGCACTACCAGCGTTATTACAACGAACTCCGGTCCAACTTTTCTGGTCAGAAAGCTCACTTGATGGCCCACCTCGAAGAATACAAACAGCTGCTGTGGGGAATAGAATACCGGCATCGCTGCATGTTTTCCGAATTGGCTGAATTCGAGGACGACCCCGAAACCTTCATCTACCTGAATCCCCCAGTGTTTGGGGCCTACGAAAGGAAAGTTTTCAGCACCGAGGGTTTTATCCGCTATCGCTCCGATTTCAGGCAGATGGAGTACAAAAAAGACATGCCCGCCTTGATCGACGAGTGCAACAAGGCAAAGGCCCACATCATTTATGTCCTGTATCGCAACAAGTTCAAGGTCCCCGCAAAACATCTGATTTTTGCCGAGTCGCGTAACATCGACAAGATAAACTATCTGGGCTACAACCATGTTTTCAAAAAGAGCCGTTTCATCGATAAGAGCTACCTCCAGTATGAGCGGTATAAAAACGCTATCTTCAGCGAAGCTGACACCGGCGGCATCGACGAGAACAGCGAGTTGAGCATCACGATCATCCGCCCCCAGGTGGCCCTGTATCTTAGGGACCTGTTCGTTCACAAGATGGGAGCCTTTGAAGGCGTGGCCGCTGAAAAGACCGTCGCCTTTTTCCTGAACAAAAAGCTGATAGGCGTGTGTGGGTTGAACCTCTCCCACCTGATTAAAGACCGCGCAGATTACATCTTTGAGGTCTACGCCATGAGCGTCCCGAATTCGCGCTATCACTTCAACAACCTGATTATGCGCTGCATCACGCGGCAGGAATTTGCCAAGCTGGTATGTCGTCAATACAAAAATTCCTGCATGATTCGCCCTAAAAAAATCAAAACCGTCTGCCTGACCCGCTTCCCGAAGCTCAAAACCAGCGTGGGCGTTCTTGAGCTCGTGGAAAAGGAAAAGATCAATAACATCCCCACCTGGAAAATAACGTATGAAGCCCTGCTGAAAAAGGACGGACTCAAAGCTGCCTATCTTGAATGGCTGAAAGTTATGAGGAGCAAGAAACATGCAAAAGATGATTGAACTGGACGGCTACGAAAATACCGCCATTTATAAGGTGCCCCTGGACGAGATCATCGAGCGGGACAAAAACGCCAATGTCATGGAGCCGAGGTATTTCCTCCGTCTGATCGAGAACATCAAACACGACAAGCGCCTCGAATCGCTCCCCTTCGGGCACCTGATAAAGAAAGGCGAACGAACCCTGTTCGAAATCATCAGCGGACACCACAGGGTCCGCGCAGCGAGGAACGCCGGACGGGAGTGGGTCTACTGTCTGGTCTGCGAAACAACCCTCCCTGAAGATGAGGTCAAGAGCAAGCAATTGGCTCATAACCGTCTCCACGGCTACGACGACCCGCAGATCGCCAGGGAGATCTACGAGAGCATCATGGATGTGGACGGTAAAATCGCCACCGGCTATGATGACAGGGATTTCAATATTGAATACCCGTCCTTTTCAGGCGACTCCCTGAACCTTGATTTCGAGATGAAGCAATTGACTCTGCTCTTTCTACCCTCGGAGATCAAGGACCTGGACCGCGTCTTTCAGGCGCTCACCGGTGACTATGAAGCCTTGTATGCCGCTCATATCACCGGCTACAATTCATTCATTCAAGCAATCGCAAGGGTGGGAGAGGAGTTTAAAATCAAATCCATCTCTTCACAGCTTGCCAAAATGGTAGACATCGTCAACGAGGTGTTAGATGGGACTCAAGAAAGCCGACAAAGCGGAAATGGAACGAAGGATAAAGTACGTTCTGAGCCTGATTGAAATGGGCTGGTCCGAAGAATACGATATCATGCAGATTATCCGTAAAAACAAACAGTGGACCGTGACGGACCGGCAACTTCGCAACTATATCACAAAGTGTTTCCGAATTCTTCAAAATTACGCGCAGGAAAACGTCGAAAAGGTCTGGGGCACTGTCTGGCTGCGGCATGAGGGGATCCTGAGAGCGGCCATTAAAGACGGATCCTGGGTAATTGCCATTGACGTTTTGCGAGAACAGGCTAAATTGGCCGGTCTATATCGACCGAGCAAATTCGCCCTGACAGACCCGACGGGTAACGAGGACTATGGACAGAGGTTCGCAAACATATCTTTCATCGAAGCCGCCCTCCGAGCCAATCCGGAGCTCCAGGAAAAGCTCGTCGATATCATCACCGAGATGGGCAACCAGGGGGATGATACCGAGCCTGGTGGGTCTGGCACGGACTAACTATCTGGCGTATTTGCTTTTCGCTTATTACCTGAGATATAAGCCGTCAAAGCATATCAAACTGATTGCCAGAACGTGTGAAAGGATTGAATCCGGAGAGCTAAAGCGGGTTATGTTTTTTATGCCTCCGAGGCACAGTAAGTCGATGACCGTCACCGAGAGCTTTCCCAGTTGGTTTATCGGCAAGGATCCAGAACGGCGCGTCATCGAGGTCAGCTATGGCGATGCGCTGGCAAGGCGATTTGGCAGGGCGAATCGTCGCAAGATTGAGAGCTTTGGGCCTGCGCTCTTTAACATCGAGGTTGCCGGCGACAACTCCAGCGTAACCAACTGGTCTATTGAGGGCCATAGCGGAGGAATGATCAGCGCGGGTGTCGGAGGCCCAATTACAGGCGAAGGAGCCGACTGCCTGATTATTGACGATCCGATAAAGAATCGGCAGGAGGCCAACAGCCCCACCTATCGTGATATGCTTTGGGACGAATACCGCAACACCCTGCTGACCCGCTTGCAGCCGAACGCTTCAATCATCCTCATTCAAACACGCTGGCATGAAGACGATCTGGCAGGAAGGGTTTTGGAGCACGAGGGCGAAGATTGGCACGTCATCAGTCTGCCGGCAGAAGCAGAGGAGGAGGACATCCTGGGCAGGGCGCCAGGCGAACCGCTGTGGCCGGATTTCGGTTTCAACCAGGAATGGCTGGAAAAGACGAAGGTCGTGGTCGGCTCACAGGTCTGGAATGCGCTTTATCAGCAACGGCCTTCACCACAGGAGGGCGCTTTACTTAAAAGAGCATGGTGGCGTTATTACATTGTGGTCCCTGGACATTTCGATGACCTGGTCCTCAGTTGGGACATGACCTTCAAAGACGAGAAACAGGCTGCGTCGGGCAATCCCGACTATGTGGTCGGGCAGGCTTGGGGCAGGGTAGGAGCGGATAAATATCTGCTGGATCAGATCAGGGCCAAGATGGACTTTCCTACATCCCTGAAAGCAGTCAAGGCCTTTTATGCGAAATGGAAAGACGCTTCAGCAATCCTGATAGAGGACAGCGCCAATGGTCCGGCCATCATAGCATCCATACAGCATGAGATTTCAGGAGTCATCCCGTGGCCAGCCCAGGGAAGCAAAACTGAAAGGCTCTCGGCGGTTTCGCCTCAGGTCGAGGCGGGAAATGTATTCATACCTGACCCTATCGTTGCAGCGTGGGTTAGCGACTATGTGGAAGAATTTGCCGTATTTCCAAACGGCAACAATGACGACCAGGTGGATGCAACAACCCAGGCCCTCCGGTACTGGATGAGGCCAGACAAAGCCGCAGCGTCGGTCAGCACCTATCGGTCTGTTAGAACCGAATAACAACCACCAGAAGGAGACAGAGAAATGTCACTGTTATCCAGTATCTTCAATGGGCTATTAAGCAAGATCGGGGCAACGGGACGGGATAAAATCGGCTCCCTGGTCGATAAAAACAGGGAAAAGGTCGATCCCGCCCGAACCACCGCGCCCAGGGAATTCGACACCTTTCCAACTGGCTATCAATTCGCTAATCAGATGACAGACCTCGGCCAGGTTTCCATTCGAGGCGGCTTTTACTGGGAGGTGCAGGATGCATGGCAAATGTACGGGAGCGACGACCGTGTGCGATCCACAATTGACAGCATCGCCGATGATGCCACCCAAAACAACCGTCGCGGTGTCCCGTTCAACATTGTCGTCAAAACTGGAGAAGATGAGCAGAACGACCGGACCGATGAACTGCAAAAGATCCTCGACTCCCAATTCAAGGCGCTCCGCATCTACCAGCGCAGTTCCGACATGCTCAAATTTGCGCTGTTGGAAGGGAGCCGATTCTATCGGATCGTGGTCGATTTCGGGCAGAACAAAGTCACTGAACTGCGGCACATCAAGGGGCCAAGAGACGGCTTTATCCTGATAGAATTGATCGAGGGGCAGTACAAGGGCTACTTTGTCCAGTTCGAGTATGCCTCCCAGCAGCCTGTCGCGATATTTCTGCCGTGGGAGGTGATCCGCCTGGATTGGAACCGGCCCGATGAATTTGCCTATGGAATGGGGCTTTTCTCCAGCGCACGGCCAAACTGGAAACGGCTCACAAAGACCGAGCAAAACCTCTACATCGCACGGCATACCAGGGCCTATGCCAGAATCAGCCGTGAATTTCCCGACACCTCGGTCGAGGATCTGTTCCGTATCCGTGCAACCGATGAGGAAGAACGAAAGAAACACGGGCCGCTTGAAGTCGAAACCGACATCTATACGACCGGCAGAGCAAACGTCCTGGAC